TGGGTGCGATGTTAGGTACCCCTCTGACGGTTTGAAATTGCAAAAGTTGCCTACCCTGTTGTTGTAGAATCGCCATTGTGGAGTCCCGTTACTGTATTTTTTGGTGCTGTTACGTTGCCGTTACACTTTGAAGTGGGTAAGTTGAACTAGGATTTGGTTACCTGTAACGGGTGTAACGGTTATGTAACGGTATATGTAACGCTACTGCCGTTACACACCCCTCCCCTTAAGGGGAGAGGGGGTATGTGTAACGTCTAGGTATTGGTAGGGTGTTTTATATGTATTGTCAGTGTCATTGTCTTTGTGATCGTAAGAGTTCTACTGGTGTATTTTGTTGGGTTTGTCATTTGCGAGCGTTGCGTGAAGTGGGTTGTGGTTATTTGCGAGAGCAGTTGCGGATGGATTTGTAAATTTGTAATTGGTTATACTTTGTGGAAGCTGTTGTTGCTGGCGTATCCGGGGTGCTTTCTCTACTCGGTTTCCTCGTCAGGTTTCCATGCAGGTGTTTAGTTGGTACGGCTAGCATCTTTTAGATGGCAGCTTTTCAGGCTTCCTGTGTAGTTCCTCCAATTGCTACACGGGAAGTTTGTAATTTGGGGGGGTAAAAAGCCGAGCTTGCCCAGCAATCTGAACTGAATGTTACGGATGTTACCGATGTTACGACCGAGAGAGGTAGCGTAGCGACTAGGAGTTTCTACGACATGTTGTTATCTGAGGATCGCAAGGCGTTATTGTCAGCAGCGGGCTATGAAACGTGGGTAGAGCAGGACGAGATACTTGACCACAAGGCTCGAATAAAGCTGGTAGCTGGTGGAGAACGTGCTGGTAAGAGTTTCTTGGGCGCATTGTCGATTATCAACCGCTTGGATGAGTTTGAGAGTGGTGATATATGTTGGTTGGTTGCTAGGGATTACGAGAGAACTCGTGCTGAGTGGAACTATTTGTCGGAAATCCTGACTAAGTTGGGGTTTTTGATAAAGCAGACCAAACGCATTGACCCCGGAGAGATGTCTGTGGCGTGTGGTACTAGCGAAAAGCCCGGCGTTTTTACGATCAAGACTAAATCTGCCCAAGATCACAGAAGTCTCGCCATGGAAGCACCAAGAATGGTAGTTGCCTGCGAAGCATCACAGATTGACTACGAAAGTTTCCTGCGATTGAGGGGCAGAATTGCAGAAAAACGCGGGTATTTGTTCCTAGAGGGAACATTTGAGATGTCGTTGGGTTGGTATCCGTCCCAATGGGAGTCTTGGCAGTTTTATAACCCCGACGATGACGCTATATCTTTCTCATTGCCCTCTTGGACCAACAATGTTGTCTACCCTAACGGCAGAGAAGACGAAGAAATCCTGTCACTAGAACGATTACACTCCGAAGACTGGTTCAATGAACGTGTTGCTGGTAAACCTGCCCCACCAAAAGGGCTTGTCCACAACATGTTCGATATATCAACCCACGTATCAGACAAAGCAGAGTACATCGAAGAAGAACCCGTCCATCTTTGGGTTGACCCCGGCTATTCTCAGGTCACAAAATCAGCATATGCGGTAGTAGCAGTACAGATTATCGGCAGTCAGGTCAGAATTATTGACGAAATCTACGAAAGAGAAAAGATCACAGAGGAAATTATTGAGATATGCCAGATGCGCCCGTGGTGGAAGGACGTTCAACAGGGAGTAATCGACATCGCAGCGCACAATATGGGCGAATCAAGACCTGTTGATACTTGGCTTGAGAAGGCTCAACTGTATATGCAGTCAGAACGTGTCGGCATTATGGACGGTATCGAAAGATTCAACACGTTCCTGAAAGAAAACCCCTCAACAAAACAACCAAATCTTATAATCAACCACAAAGCTAGGGGCTTGATCTCCGAATTAGGGGGCTGTGCTAACCCGTTTGATGACCAGATTCATGTCTATACGTGGCGCACAGACAAAGACAATAATGTAATCGGAAGGCAGCCTAGAGACGCTTTCAATCACAGCGTCAAAGCAGTAACCTACGGATTAGTTGTAAACTTTGGATATGCGCGAGCAGCAGGTGCAACGAAGATTATTACGGTAAATAGGTGGTAACGTGGCAAAAATTGATGACCTAATCTCCCAGATAGAAGATGTTTGGGAGTCGCCCGGTTTCCGTACCAGAAGAACTCGCATGGAAAGCGATTACGGTCTGTATCGTATGAATCCATACGAAGCAGGCAACGGTTATCAAAGCTATACGTCTAACGCCCCTAAAATTCTTGCGGATAAGATCATGTCTTATCTGTCAAACGCCCAGATGTCGGTACGAGTTCCGCTCAGTTCTGAGGTTGATGACCGTACTCCCGGAACACTAAAAGAAAAGTTCGTTATCGGCGCGCTGAATCTTGCTGATGAACGCATGCAAAGATACGGGCAGCCATCTGTCAGAGAACAGTTAGCCTTTTATGTAACCCTGCGTGGATGGTATGCAGGGCGCGCCATGCTAAACAAACACGAAGATGGCTCTACCTATGTTGATATAACACCCTTTGACCCGCTTCATGTTTGCTACGAGATGGATGACAAAGGCATTGTTTGGCTTGCACACAAAACCAAACGCTCTGCCTCGTCCGTAAAAAACACATTCAACGTAGATGTTGAGCCTCTAATTGAGGGAGAAACATCTTCAGGCGTAACTGTTTGGGATTATTACTCAAGAACAGAAAACGCGGTTCTGATTTCTGGCGACAAAGACCAACTCAAATACGGCAAGCGTCTTACAAAACACAATGTCGTTGACATGAACGGGAACCCATGCGCTCCTGTTTTCCTTGGCGCAGTAGGTCCTGCTCCTTGGGTTCAAGACGATCTGTCAGGTGATGACACCGCTAGGGATTATGGAGAATCTATTTTCTCCGCAAACCGCACCCTTTACGAAGATTACAACTTTGCAATGAGTGCCTATAAGACACTTGTTCGGCGCGCTGTAAGGCGACCATACAAGATTGTTTCCCCGGATGGAACGACAACTCTTGATACTGATCCGTGGCAGGATGGGTCAGAGGTTCCACTGCCCGCAGGAACTGACATAAAACTCATGGAAGAAGTCACAATGCCTCTTGACACCGGGGCATTTGTGGCTCTGATTTCAGGAGAGTTGCAGCGTGGTGGACTATCGAACGTAAGCTATGGTGAATTGCCGTTTGCGATCTCAGGGTTTGCAGCAAAGATATTGCAGGAAGGCTCTGCTCATCAGATCGAACCCAGAGTAAAAGGCATAACTGCCTGCTATAAACAGATTGCTGAAATTGTTTCAATGCAATATGAGTCAGGTGGTTACAGTCCACTAGAAGTAAGAGGTCGCCATAACGACATTGCTAGCTACTTTAACCAAGAGATAAAGCCCGCCGACCTTGAAGGAGCAGGGGCTATTGATATCAGCTTTGGTGTACGCATGCCACAGGACGAGCCTCAGCTTGTAACGATGGCACAGATGATGCGTGAAGGTACAAAGCCACTTGCCCCAGATGAATGGATTTGGGAGAATATCTTACAAATCAATGATGTAGATCAATTCCGTAATTCAATTTCAGCACAACAAGCGCAAGTAACAGAACCAAAAGCTTTGTTGCTTACGTTGATAGAAGGTCTAATGCAAACAGGTGAGCAAGAAAAAGCCTTGATTTATGTAGACCTTCTGCGGAAAACATTGAAGCAAGACCAGCAAGAAGAAGCTGCTCAAGACTTGCAGTTCCAGCAGCTACTAAACTCTGTTGGCATGGGTGCTTCACAAGCACCACCGGGGGCTGCGCCACAGCCTCAACCCCAAAATCCGGGTGCAACAGGAAGAAGCCCTATAGATGTATCTGGTGGGATAATATCTTCACAGATGCAGGGCTTTGAACGAACAGGTGACCCCCAACAGGCTCCGCCCGGAACACCGGGTGGGGCAGGACCAAGAGTTAATCCTCTAGGAAATATGTAATGGCAAAATATAATGTCCCGATAACTTTAGGGGACGGAGAAGTTATTAACGTCTCTGTAGATGCAGATAATATTGCAGAAGCAAGACGAAAGGCTCTTGTCGGCGAAGAAACAGGAGCAACAGCAGGCACTCCAGTTCTTGCTCCTGAGCCTAGTTCCTCTTCCTTGACTCCAACAGGTTTTAGAGAAAGACGCCCCGGCGAAAGTGCTACTGACTATCTTCGGTACAGGCAAGGACTCCCTCCCCTAGATTCACCTAGTTCGCTAACCGTAGAAGACCTAAACCCTGATCTTTACGACGCAGGTTCTTCTACGTATGTCGAGCCGCAGAATTTTACTAATTTTGTATCAAAACTAGCCCCTTTTGCCGGGGGTGAAGAAGGTATGCCAGACATGGCTATACCACAGTATGGCGAACCTGAGAAACCCTTAGAAGACCTAACCCTAGAAGAACTCAAGAAGATAAACCCTGATATTTTTGACCCTCAATCTTCTACGTTTGTTCCTCCCACAGATGGAGCCAACCAAGTAGAGAAAAACGAAGTAGAAGAAGTCGTTGATCCTTTAGAAGTCGTTGGAGATTCGCTACCATTCAATCTAAGCGACCAAGATTTATTTAACATATCTTCCGATGCTGGCTATCAGCGCGCTTTTGGTAACGTATTTGGCGATGACATAACAAGTCGTGGACCTCTGTCAGGGTATTTTGACAGGCAAAGGCAGGGGCTTACTAATGCGTTTCGCGCAAAATCACTTGTTGATTATCTGAATGATTTTGCGCTAGATCAAGAGATGGTAAACGCAGGATTACAAGGTCCGACCCGTCACAATTACACTTCAACGACAGGAAGACTACCTGATGGCACAGTAGGTGCTGTGGGTCCGGATGCTTTTGATCCAACTGCGCCAGTTGCTTTCCCCGGTTCAAATCCTTTACAAAACCAGTTTGTTCCTCAATCAGGGACGTTTGAAAGCTTTCTAAGGGAACGTCAAGCTGATCCAAGAGGATTGAACTCTGCGTATGCTAACGCTTTGCAAAATTACCAAACGCTAAGAGGGCTTTCAGCAAGCCAAGCCCCTGAATCGTTATCGTATTTGTTTTCGCCAACACAATATGGCGATGTACAAAATGCTTTTGGCATGTTAGAAGCTGCTCAAAGGGGTAAATATTCACCACTCGTTAGTAGCTTGTTTAGAACTCCAAGTTTTGAAAAAGCGTTTGGGGATTACACTCTTGCTTCACAAGATCGTGCAAAACAAGGACTTGGGGCACAAAACTTCTTTGACTTTGCCGCTCCAAGTTTTGGACTCTAATGGCAATCAATCCTACATTCGCAGGCTTTCTTGAAGAAGAACCACGCGCTGCTTTCTTTGGAACGCTTGGGCAAAAAGGAATGCTTGATTCTCCTAGCAGGAGAAAGCGCGCTGAAGATATTTACTCAGGGGCAATGACTGAGTTTTACGGGAAGCTTGGAGAACAAATTCTTGGCGGTGAACAACCAACGATGACATTCTCTAGTTTCCTTCAAGACTTTCCGTTTACAGATCGGTTCGCCCAGCTAGGCAGGCAGTACAGTCAGCAAAGTAGGTACAGCCCCCGTACTAGATTCCTGTATTACTAATGACTCAATCTTTTACAGATTTTGTTTCAAGAGGGCAGCAAAGTCTTTACCAATCTCCGCAAAATGAAATAGCTAAATTATTAGCACAGGTAAAGCAGGGCGGTAGCAACGGTCAAATCGCCCTTAGAAAATTGCGTTCTATTCCGGGCGGGATAGAAGCTTTACAAGCTGACTCTAGACTTCGCAACATCTACGGTGCGCCCCCTGCGCCTTCTGCGCCTTCTGCCCGACCGCAAGTAGCGCAGCCTACACAGGCTGTAGATGTTCAGCCCCCGGCTCCTCCCAGAAGCACGAATCTCATAGGGCAGACAATAGGACGATATATTGGACCTGTTGCAAGAGAAGTAGGCAGAGGCACGGGTGCATTCGGAAGGTGGGTATCAGGAACCTCTCAATCTGTTGTCGGGACTCCGGGGGAGGTGCGCGACCCTTTGACTGGCGAGACTTTCAATGCGATTGAAAACCTGCAAAAAGGACCACAAGGACTTCCCACAGCAGAAGAGATATATAAACAGGTTGAAGAAACAGGAGATGATCTCAGAACAGACTATAAGGGTAATCCTCGCCCACAGGCAGAGCAGGATCTTTATATAGTAAAAAAGCAGCTTGAGTCGATAGGACATGATACTACTATCCCCGGCAGAACTGTTGAAGAACAAGTAGAAAAGGCAAGAATACGTTTGCAATCTGCATTCGATGTCAGTCCAACGACAGGACAAACAAGAGGAGAGCAAGCAATTAGAGGTGGCTCAAACACTGCTGTTCTTTTACAGATTTTCCCCGGTCTTCCCCTTACGACAGCGTTTGGGATGGGTGAACTTTTAGGAGGACTTATTGTTGGACAGGGTGCAAGAAAAATCTCCGAGGCAACCGGAATAGGTGATCCTGCACAATTTGAAAAGTGGGGTACTTTAGGTGGGTCGTTCTTAGGGATGACTCCTAAAAATCCTGCAAGTGTATTAAGGCAAGCAGATGAACTTGCAGGGCTGAGAGCCGCAGGTCGTCCAATACAGGGTGCACCCGGATTGAAGTCAACGCTAGGATTAGATTTGGCTGGTGATGAATTAAGCCAGATCGCCAGAGCTGGTCAGGCTATAGGTAGACCTGTTATTTCAAAGGTTCGTAAAGTAACTGCTCCAGCAGTAACAAGAGCAGCCAATCCTATTGTAAGGCAGATGCAAAAGACCGCATCTGAAATGGAAGGCTTAGACCTTAGAGCAATAGGTGATGACAAGCCAGTCCCCGCAGCAGAACGAAGACAGCTTAAGGGTGTAAATGAAGGGCAGATCGAACTTGCAAGAGGAATTTCTGTACCAATAGATGATCCCCGAATAGCCCCTAGTTCCGTTCAGTCAAGGCAAACTTTCCACCACATAGCTCCAGCGGGAACCAGTATTCGGTACGAAACAAGAGCGGGCGGCACAAGGCGTGGAGTAATTGGGTCTAACGGAGAGATTATTCCTGTTTCAAATAACTCCCCGTTAGTGGGTCGCTTGAACATCAATATGATTGAAGGTTCGCGCCAACAGGGTCTTGAGGCTGAAAACCTACGTAAGCTAATACAAGAACAAACGCAACAGCAAGAAGAATTTGCTCAATCTTCTTTTGGAAAGTCTTGGAATGAACTTAGTGCCGATCAGCGGGTGGTTTTAAGGGAGTCTCCCGAACTAAAAGAAACCGATGATCTTATTGCTGAACTTTCTGAAGTAGTTAGTCTTCGTCAAGAACAAATAGATTCAAACAAAGCTTTTCTTGATATAGAGGATGCTCATACCAGCACCGACCTTGGAAAAATTTCTCGTGGTAAGCGTACTTTTATTGATCGAATAAGACTTGAAGTTTCTAAAGGAAAGCTTGATCCAGAAGTTGGAAGCACAGCAGATGCTTTTGTGCGCTCTCTTCCAGATGAACTACTGAAGACACTTGGAACATCATTCTTTAAGTTATTTCTTGATGACCCAAGAATACTTGCAGGCTACCCTGCTGGCACAACAAGCGTTGGCTCTCCGATTGTTTCAGGCAGGGTTACAGGCTGGTATGACTCCGGTAATGCTCTTCTAAATATTCCAGTCAATATCTTAAAGTCATCAAACTTTGAACATCAATTACGGGTTATTCCGCACGAAGTGGCTCACCACCTAATGCAGTTTGTTCCCAAAAAAGATTTGGCGGTACTGGAGAAGGTTTACAAACGAAATCTTAGGCTAGAAAAAATAAAAGATTTAAGTGGGCGTAGGATAGTTCTTACAAGAAAAGGATTTGTTACAAACCCACGAGAGTATCGGTATGAAAGTTTTCCTGAATACTTTGCGGAAGTAATAGCAGACAAGGTTGTAAGAGATACTTTTGAAAAAAGCCTAAACTCTAACGCAGAAAGAATGGCTTTCGCGAAAGTTATGGATGTAGTAAAGCAGCTTGCTATTGCTGCGTACAACTTACTAATTCGCAACGGAAAGGGAGACGAAGCAGAGCGCATATACCGGAATCTTATTCTTGGAGAATATTCTCCCGCTGTAAAAAACAGAATGCTGGGCAGGTCTAAAGTTGCGGGACAGGCAGACGCTGCTGCTAGGGGGGCTGGGGGAGTTGAGGGTACGCTTGATGAGTTCTACCCTCTTGTGGGAGATACCGTAGACGGGAGAACAACAAGCACTAAAGTTGATAATTTCGATTCTGTAAGTTCTACATACTCCTCCTTTGAAGAAGTTCCGGGTATTAGAGAAATGGACTTGCGTCCATGGGGTGATGAAGGGGGATTTGTAACTCGTTCTGACATTGAGCAGGTAGATGAGTTAGCTAAAGCGATTCGTGAAAGCAACCATATTGACCCTGTCATTATTGGGGTTGGTAAAAATGGTGAGCCAGTCGTTATCGAGGGCGCACATCGTATCGCTGCTATGCAGAAATTAGGTGCTAACTCAATTCCTGTGAAATTGGTCGTAGACACCACAGATGCGTCGTTAGATGAAGTGGCAACAGCAATACGGGGTACAGAAGAAGCATGGAAAGGACGTACTGCCCTTGTTGATCCACCAACCACTCCAGCTAGACAACTACCAATGGGGCTAGTTGGCGATCAGCAGCAGCGTGGAATAGAAGTTGCGGGCAGAGCATATAGTGCAGCAGAAAGAAAACGTCTTACTCCTAATGTAGTGAGGCAAGCACAAGGAGACTTCTTTTGGGAAAGCAAGCTAGCCGACCCTGTAGATAACACCGTAGATGTTGCGAAGTCTGCTGAACTAACCCCTGATGTTGCAGGAGATTTGCCTCCTATTATTCCAAAGCCTCCCGTAGCAGAAGGTGCATTTAGTACGCCTATAGGCAATGGCAAAAACAGACCGTTCTTAGAGTCTCTTCAGGACACTGAAATTCAGTACAACGTAGCTTTTGCTGACAATCTTTTCCGAAAAATTGGTGAAGCCCTCAGTCCTATTTCAAAATACTTTGACCCTAGTTTGGCAGCCCCTGAATCTTCAATCGGCAAACGACTTGTAATTGTTCTTGCAAACTTAATGGAAGAGGGAAGAGTAAAAGCAGATCGTGCTTATACTTACATTAGTAGGCTGGGGACTAGAGAATCTATCTTCGGACCAGTAGACGAACAGTTCAAGTTTACTGAAGGACCATTTGCTGGGCGAAGCCTAAACGACATTGTTGAAAACAGAGCCGACCCTGACGTAATAAGACTGCTTGAAGAAATAAAACTTAAAGAAATAAATAGTGAAACAGGACAACCGTTTACAGCATTAGATTATGTAACTCGTTTGGCTGAATTAGATGAAGCTGGGTCTAGTTTTGCTCGTTCTTATGGAGCAGAAGTAGGGTTTTCTCCAGAAGATAAAGTTTTATTTGCTTCAAGAAAAGTCTATGGAAAATTAGATTCAGAAGGCAATGTTACACAAATTGCATTTGATTCCGGGGATTTTCCTAGTGGCTTTGTAAAAGGACAACTTGAAGAAGCTAGAGTTTATGAAACAGCTAGGGAAGCTGAGGCTGAAGGTTTTATTCTTATTCCATACGATGAGACGGTAAAACTAAAAATCGCTGCGGTGTACAGATTAGCTGCTGAAGAGTCAGTTTCTAAATACGTTTTTGACAATTATGAATTTAAAAAGATTCCAGCTTCTAAAAGAAGTTTTGAGGAAAAACAACACGAGTTATTCAGAGGCGTTGTTGGAACTTCTCAGGATGCCAGAGCATTAGCTGATGACTTCAAAAAAGCACAAGCTGCTCACCTGAAAAAAGCCCCTGAATCGGCACTGGCACGAGCCGCTCAAGGCTACATACAACTTGGTCGGTCTTACGAATTAGCAGGAGATGCTAGCTTATTTACGATTCAACTTCTTTTTGCAATTATGCGGGACCTCTACTATCCAGTTTATAAAGGAAGAGTTTCTATTCCGGGTATGTTAGGAATGAAGACTGGTAAGCAATTTGCAAAAGATTTTGTAATTGGACTAGGCAGCCCTGAGAGAGTTCGGCGTATGTCTGCTGCGACAATAGATGATGCAAGAAATAAGCTTGCAGGCAGTAGAGTTATCATGTTCCAGATGCCGGGGGATCGTACTGAAATCCTTGAAGGTGTTGGCAAAGTAGAACAAATAAGTAACTGGCTAGAAGGCACTGCAAGAAGCATTCCAGTTATAGGTCGCGCAATAGCCCCTATTGCAAAAACGCTGACATTCCCCGTTAGGCGTTTTGCAGACGCTGCCGCAGAAGCGTTTGGGGCAACGCAGAATATGGCAGCCCTTCATTTATGGGATGCCTTTAGCCCTCTTGCAAAAAAAGCAGACGGGTCTTTTGATCCAAAAAAATTACAAGATGTAGAAGATACGATTAATAGTCTACGGGGATTGTCATCTAGTGCCCGCCTTGGAATTTCACCACAACAACGATGGTGGGAAAGCATGGTTTTGCTTGCTCCTCGTTACAGAAAGGCTGTTCTAAACCTGTACAAAAATGCCATGCAAGGTGGCGTTAGGGGGGATGTTGCTCGCCAAAGTCTTATTTCAGGCTTTGTCGGTCTACACCTAACATTTGCTGCATTGTTAATTGCCAAAAATAAATCTGAAGGAAAAAAGTGGGATAAAGATTTACAAGAGTCTTTGACTCCGGGCAGTAGTAAATATTTTGTAGTCCAAGCGGGTGATGCGGTATTAGGCTTTGGGGGCAAAACTCTTTCTGATATTCGGTTTATGGCAAAAATGCTAGACCCTAACAGGTCTTCAGAGCAGCACCTGACTGACATTGGAAGATGGGTGCGTGGTCAAACTTCATTCCTAGGTCAAGATGTTTTTACTGGCGTACAAGGTAGAACTTTTGAAGGCGACCCTGTTGCTCCTTGGGCAAGGAAACAGCTAGGTCAAGACCAAGGCGGGTGGCTTTCAGCAGGTGAATGGCTGCCAAATCTTGGTAAATACCTTGCCAAGAAAACAATGTTTATTTGGATGCAAGAAGCTGCTCTTGGTTCGTCTAGTGTTGAAACAAAACTCAAAGTGGGGGGTGTTGAGTTTATTGGAGGTAGGGCTTACGAAGCAGGTAAGCCGCAATTATTTGACGAAAAAGCAAATGAATTTTTTGGCAAGCCGTATGCTGAACTAAATATGCTAGAGCGTCATCAACTAAAAACAAGTTCTGATGTAGCTGAACAGTTGTATGAATATGATTTGTTATCAGCTAAACGTGGCAACGCATATGCTGCCTACATTGTTACTAATAATGCTGCAAGAAATGACACTCAAAGAAGAACAAAAACAGCATTAGATGAGTTCGTAAAAAACATGCTTGATCCTGAACAAGTTCATACGATACGAGAAAACGGTACTCGTGGACATTTTAATGGTGTTTATTCGATACTAAGTAACCTTAGAACAGCAGTAAGAGATGCTGAAGATGAACAATACATATCAATGAAGGAGTACCGAAAAAACAACGGCATAAACAATTATGTTGGAAAAGAACCAACTAATGATTTTGACCGAATGTTAAACGCTTGGTACGACCTGTACGAAAAGTATGAAAAACCTGCCGGAGGACTTCAGTGGGATGAATACAATGACCGTACAGGCGCAAAAGTCCCCGGTTTGGAATCAGCGCAAGAAGCTTTTATAAAGAATCTGTCACCGCAACTGGCGGCTGATTTGAAAACATGGCGCGAAAGATATGCTGAGGTTCCGGGTGTTCAAGAAATTTTAGACCTTCCTTTTACAAAACGCATTGATAAAAATGGGAAAGAAGTTAGTTTGAGATATGGGTATCTCAATAATGCAATTTGGAATGTAATCCAAAACGAAGCAGGCTATTCTTCCAAAGACTATGCCTCTGCCGCTAGAGGCAATTATGGTCCGGGTGAACCGCAATCTTATAAAGGGCAGCCACTGCCTCCGCCTTTATCTATATATGGCAAGCCTATTATTAAGCAGCCTGCTGGAGAACTTGCTCAATAAGTAGGGGCTACCTTATTATTTGAAAACCTAAACAAGAAAGTGTGCCATCTAACGGTGTCATATTTTGGAGAGAAAACATGGTTACTGAGACAAACGATCAAGGAACAGAATCTACGGTAGAAGTTACCGAAATTCCGCTGAAAATTGACGAAAGCGTAGAGGCTCCTGCCCCGGCAGAAACGCCTGCTCCAGACCCCGTTGATGATTTAGCAAAACCGGATGACTCATCTATTGAGGTTCCTCCTGCTCCTGAGCCTCAAGCCAACACTGAAACAGAACTAGAACCCACTCGCGCGCCAAGTGAAGAGTTACGCAAGTACCAATCTGCTACTGATAAACGAATAGCAGAAATGGAAACGCAACTAGAAAATGAAAGAGCAGCGCGCCAGAGAGCCGAGCAACTTCAGAACTCTTCTACCTTAGAAGCTGAGGTGAATGAGTATGGTCGGCAACTAGCCCAGAGATTTTTAGATCAAGGGTTGGATGAGCAAACTTCTATACAGATGGCTCAACAGCAGACTGCTTTTGCAAAAGAAGCGTACCTTGCAAAACAGCGGGCGGATCAGGTTATTAATAACTCCAAGCAAATGCAGAACGAGTTGAACACTCGTACTCAGCTTGCTAAAGCGTATGAGTTATCAACTCAATATGGTGTTTCATATGCTGAGTTACAAGACCTGCCTGACCCTGCAACTATGGAAAAGCATGCAAAAGCTTTGGCAACAATTAAAAAGTTGGAAGGCAGGGTGCAACAAGTTACTCCTGCTCAAAGCTTGAACAGTGCAAACCCGGCAGCAGATGTGGCTCCTACTAATTCTGAAGACGTTTTAGATAGATATAACGCAGGTGACCCTGCGATAACTACAGAGATGGCAAAGATGGCTTCTAAGAAGTTAGGCTTTTCTATCTTTGATTGAGGTAAATAAAGATGGCTAGCGTACAAACAAGTACAACTGGCAATCTCCAAAATATGTCTCGTATCATGCTTGCACAGGCACGATACACAGAAGAGCATAACGCCCCCTTGGTTGACCTTGTTGAAAAGTTCAAACTAGGTAAAGGCGAGTACAAGCTGGAGATTCCAAAAGTTGCCCAGATGGATGCCGAAGACCTTGTAGAAGGTCAGGACATGATCGACAGTGAGGACATTGATGTCTCAACTGTTACGGCAACAACTGCTGAAGTTGGATTGAAAGTAATTATTACTGACACTCTTCTTCGCCAGAACAACGAAGACGTTTACAAAATCATTGGTCGCCAGATGGGTGACGCTATGGCTCGTAAGAAGGACACAGACATCATTGCTCTGTTCCCTTCTTTGAATGGCGGAACTGCTTTTGGTGCTGATGATAAAAACCTAAACTTGGCAAATGCTTCTGCAATTATTGCAAATGCAAAGTCAGGTAAGTTTGGAAGTGACCTCTTTGTAGTTCACCACCCTAATGCAATCTGGAACCTTGCAACTGACATTGGAAACACTCTGGCAACTTACCCGCTGCCTGATGCTTTCAACAAGCCAGCAGTAAAAGACTATTACTCTGGAGTCAAGCTTTCAGGTGTTCCGTTCTTTGAGGATGGAAACATTGCCAAGATCGGCACAACCGATTCAGGCTACGGTGTTATTGCTGACCGATCCGCTATGGGTCACTTGTCCGCAAGTGGTCGCTCAGAAGAGCGTGAGCGAGATGCTTCGCTTCGTGCCTTTGAAGTTGTTGTAACTGAAGACTATGCAGTCTTTGAGGTTGATGACACCAAGGGTGCTGCTTCTCGTTACGAAATTGGTGACCCAGTTACTAACAACAGCTAAATAGAGGGGGCTTTTAATAATGGTTTCTAGGCAAAGTAGGATTGAAATGTCCGTAGGTGGGGTAAAGAAAATCTCACTATGGAAGATGGCAGTAATTGAAGGAGAGGAAGTTTGGGAGGAACATCCTAATCTTCCAAAAACTTATCTTCAGACCTACTTGAAAAGAGGCTTTGTTGAAAGCCCCCCTAAGCCTGAGCCAAAAGTGGAAGAAGTCGTAGAAGTAGTAAAAGAAAAACCTTCTACTTTTTCTGAAGCTGTGGCATCAGGTACACTAGGCACAGATGCTCCTTCTTTGAGAGTAAAGAAAAAAGCGGAGCAGTCTAAAAAGGTGTAACGATAGACCGAGCCTTTTAACATCGGACTATCGCAGGATTTACAAAGCCTGTAAAAACAATGAGGTAAATAGTTATGGCATTTCCAACCGTCGTTCAGGGTTCGCCCGGATACGACAAGACCGCCACTACAAGCCAGAAGCATCGTCTTGGAACAAAGATGACGTTTTCTGACGGGCGAGTTTTTTACTACTCTTACGCAGCGGAAGCAATCACTGCTGGCAAGCTGACGATGGGGTCGCAGACAGCTTCTGACCACATCAAAGACCTTGCTGTCGCTGAGGCTGCTGCTGCTGGAGCAAACCAGATCAAGCTAACCAACGGTGGCTCTACTGCTATCACAGGCAGTGGTAAGTACACAGGTAACTTTGGTACTCGTGGTGACTATGTAGATGGCTACGTTTTTATCAACGACGTAACTGGTGAAGGTCAGATTTTCCAAATCGCAGACCACAGTACGGCAGCTACTGGTGCAACATTGACCATTGATCTGTACGACAATGACACTGTTCAGACTGCGCTAACCACTTCTTCACAGGCAGGTATTCACAAGCCTGTTGGACATTCTGTAGAAGTTTGGGACGCAGATGACATTGATGGTCCAGCCTTGGGAGTACCAACCCACGACATCGCTTCAGGTGAATACTTCTGGAACCAGACAGCAGGACCAGCAGCCGTACTGACTGCCGGGACTCTTGTTCTTGGTAACGAAGCTTTCAGTTCTACTGACGGTGCTGTAGGTCCATCTGCTTCTGACAACTCAGCAGAGTGCAGAGTAGGAACGGTTCTCGCTGTTGGCGCGAACACTGAATACTCTTTGATTGACCTTCAGATCAGGGCATAAATTTAGAGGGGGCTAGCTTGGCGAAGCAGCAAATATGGTTACCTGTATCCGCAGGTAGAAAAGCAGGGCATCGTCAAGTTAGCCTCTCTAAAGAAGTTGAACGTGTAATCGGGCAACCATACGAAGAAACCTTTGATGTTGGGAGTGGGAAGAGTGTTTACATCCCCGGAGCGTCAAGGCTTGAAGGACACCAATTAGAGGAACTCCTTCACAAAGAGCGAGAAGTTGCTGACCAAGAAGCAAAAGCTTTTGCAAAGCAACAGTCAACCCATCCGGTTAGCAAGGAAAAACTAGACGATCTAAAGGGTGGTCTAAAGTCCATAGCTGACTGGAGAAGAAAGCGTAGATCAAACAAGTAGGTAAGTCGTGGCTGCATTTCAAAGCAGAACTAGAGAAGAAATTAGACGTTCTATTGCTGCAAATTTAGATCAGGCTCCAGCAAGTTCTGCGTCAGGTAATGGCAGCACCACAACCCTTCTTGATACAAGTTACATAGGTGGGGATGACGAGTTCAACGGAGGTTGGCTTGTCTTTACATCTGGAACCAATGACGGTCTTATCCGTCGAGTAACTGACTACGCTAGCAGCACAGGCACATTTACTTTCAAGCCTGCTGTTACAGCTTCCACTGCCACTAACGACACCTATGAATACTGGCGCGCTGAGTACCCGCCTGACCGAATCCATGAGTTTATCAATCAGTCGATAACTCAGAGGACACCTCGTGGTCTTGTTATCAACGAAGACATCTCTAACCACGGGCATATAAAAGATAGTCGTTACGACATTCCTTCAGCGATGGTAGCGGTAACACAGGTAGATTACCGTCATCATTTTTCTGGAGAACAGATTCAAGACGCTAACCTTGTTTGGACAGAGCAAGTTGATAGCGATGTAACGATGACCAAAGACACGCAAGACTTCAAAGCAAACAATGCGTCTTCTCGTCTTTACATAACCAGTTCTGTTTCTTCTGGAGATATCTTAGCGTCACACGCTATCGGCTCAAAAGACCTTAGAAGGTACGACGCTGTTGAGTTTTGGATTAAATCCTCTACTGCTACATCAGCAGGCAATATAACTCTGTGTCTAAGTAGTGCTGCGAATCTTGGGACAATCAAGGAAACTCTTTCGGTTCCTGCTTTGTCTGCAAGAACGTGGACTTACTGCCGTGTTTCGCTAGCAAATCCTGAAGATGACAACGCAATCATTTCTGTTGGACTCAAGTATGAAACTACTGGTGCTAGGTACGTTTGGATTAACGACATCAAAGCTGTTGAAACAGAATCTGCTGTGTATAACAGGCTGTGGTCTGGAACTTACCGGGTAGATAGGGAAGCAAGAAAAGTCTTTTTGTCGGAGTCTGCAAGAAAAGAAGTAGGTTACAGCCTAGTACGTCTTATCGGGTACAACCTTCCATCATTGCTAAGTAGTGATTCTGCTACCTGTGAAATAGACCCTGATTTAGTAGTTGCTCGCGCCACAAGCAAAGCATTGTTTAGCCTTGCCAGAGGGCGCACAACAGACCCTGATGACAACGACCGAAGGGCTGCGTATTTTGAAGGGATAGCTGCTCAAGCAGAGAGGTCACTTCCTGCGATTAGACCCGGCACAAAGATGGTGGACTAATGGCATCTGTTGTTGGCAAGAACGAAATACTTCTTAACAGTGAGCGATATCGAATCTCAGGACCAGTCCGCAAGACTCTTGTAAGTATTGCTGCTCCAAGATTTACTATCGGTGACACCCAGCGTGGTGCTGACCCAAGGGCTTCTATCCTTACACAGAACGACTTCCGTGGCGGTATTGGCTGGGAGCGTGGTCTTGACCCTTCAACAGTAGACAGGGTGTGGTGGACTGATTGTCAGACTAGGTTCAAAGGGCATCTTCTTTTGCCCAGAAAATCTACCGCTGCTTCGTCCCAGTCTGTCGGAACCATAAAGTCAATTACAGAATTTACTGTTGGTGCTAGTACAGATGTGTACGTTGTTCATTCCGACAACAAGGTTTACAAGTATCTAAACGCTAGTGATACGTGGTCTTCTAGTCTTAAAACTTTAACTAACCCAACAAAAGAAACTATTGTCTTTAGGGACACCACGGCTAACTATTTGATATTTGCCAGAGGGGAGTCTGGGTACTCATACACGACTGATGCCTCTACGTTTACAGACATGGACGTTAGTGCTGGTGCTGCAAGGAATGTCGAATACTTTGCTGTCTGGCATGGACAGCTATGGGGCATAGACCAAGAAGGCGTTCTAAAACAGTGGGCTTCTGGACCAACTGCTAACCCTACAGAGAAGGCTGCGCTACCGCTTCCAGACGATTACGTCACATCCCTATTCGTCTACCGGGATGCTGCGGGTACTCCAATTATTTATGCAGGTACAAAGGTTGGGCTTTGGGCTTACGATGAGACTAACAACCGCTGGGAAGAAACAGAACTAAGGCTTCCGTTCCACTCCAACTCTGGTAAGGGGACAGTTGTTTGGCGGGATGCTGTCTACTACCCTGCTGGCAACGCTATCTATAAATATCAAACAGGTGCTAACACAGCAGTAGTAAGCCTTGTTGGTTTTGACCGTGACCACGGTATTCCTGAAGCTTACGCAGGTCAGGTTATAAAACTAATCGGAACCCACAATGATTTACTTGCGTTTGTAAATGCAGATATAGATACAAGTTATACCGTTTTCGCCACTGGTAGACAGTCTTCAGGTATGGGTGGAGCCTCCGCTGTTGTTTCTGGTACAGGAACCTCTGCTATTTTGGGCTACAACGAA